ACTGTCCTATCAAGACGTGTCTTCTCGCCTTGCCTAGTTCCAATAGCTCCGCCGAAGTTCGGTGGTAAAGGCTCAAGCAAATGCTCATATGGGAGCCCAACTATTACATCACTATATGTAGCGTCTAAAGTTATCGCACCACTAGATACAGTCTTATCTGCCTGTACAAGTCCATCGGCAATGACCTTTACAGTCTCGCCTTCTAAGTAATCAAGATTATAAATAGTCGTTCCACTCGGGATGACATCAAATACTTCATACTCCGAAGTATGTTGTACTGTACTAAATATCACTACATCTGAAATAGCTGTCTTATTGGTAGCTATAGTCCCAGCATCAAACGAAGCTCCAAGTCTTATTAAATCAATTGATGTATCTCGCGTGCCCGTTGCTGCACTAGTTATTATCAACTTTCCGTTCATGTAAAGATTAGTTAGGCCAGCTGTTAAATCATAGTTCAACTCGAAAGTCGCAACCTTAGCCATCTCTAAAGCACTCGCTGTTAAAGCCGATGTAATACTTATAATAGAAGACCCTGCACTATCATTTATAGTAAGTACAATTTCATCTGAGCTGTTCCAAGTTATATCAATTCTATTGTCGGCGTCGCTAGCAGCTTTCGTAACTACAATCATAGGTTGAGTTGTAGCAACCACAGACCTAAACCACTTCCACCTAATGCAACCTACCTGTGCAGTGTCCGCATTGCTTGTGCCATCATAATCTATATATGAACTACCATTAAACTTTGCAAAACCTCTTTGATATACAACCGTGCTGGTCTCCGTAGCCGTGCCAGTACCAACCGAAAAATTAGCGTTGCCATCTGTTTCCATGTTCGCAAAGAAAGTAATGTCTTCATTAGTTTTAAAAACTTTTGCAGCATCCATAAAAATAGGAAGCCTATACTTAACATCAGTTGTTGGGTTTAAAGAACTCTCCCAGAATTCCGGACGGAGCTTTTCAAAATGAACAACATCAACACTATCTATGCGGCGCTTTACTAAAGCCATCAAGTCATCTTCTGTGCCTTCTCTCGATGGAACTGACGTAATAGATAAAACCTTAGCGCCACCTTCTGTAGTGGTGCCACCAAGTTCAAACCTAGACCAAGCGATAGTGCCAGTCTGGCCCTTTAAAGAACATGCAAATAAATACCCATTAGAATCTAAAGCCCAAAGTACAGAATTTGGTCTCTTCTGATAAACAAGCTTTACAACCTTTGGAACGGTGGCGTCTGTAAATTGATCTTGGCTATATCTAAACAAATGCTCCGATAAAAATCCAATGCTCTCTGTAACATATCCCTGTATCCTGTCGTCATAAACCATTCGATAAACATCGCGGCCTCCCTTTCTTACGAAAGTATGTGAGTTCTCTACCGAGATTGAATCCGTATAAGCGGACCCAGTAGAAGAGTTCGTGCGAATATCAACATCAGTCACGTCAAAAGCGTTTATGAAATACTCACTCTCTCCTGTGTTAACAATTAAACTTTGATTGTTAACATTCATACTATTTATAGACGCAACCTTTGTGGCTGCAATACTTGCTGAGAATGCATCTGACGCTACTGGATCTCTTGTCAATGCTAGAACATTTAAGTTTGAAAACTCTATAATATCATATTGCTGTGATTTCCAAACTGTATCTGGAAAAGTAGCACTGCCTCCAAAAACTAAAGAAGAGTTCCAGAAAGCACATGTTCTAGGCCAGCCTCTATAAGTAGACCATGCGCTCTCGTACCACTGAGTACTTGAATTACCACCAACTGCGGCAGCAGGTATCGACAGGAGAACATTAACCGTCAAGACTGTACTACTAGTATACCCTGTAACATAAGCAAAGCCAGCAGCGCCAGAGTCTTGTACTGCAAAAAAAGCTCCAACATGGCCTGGATCGAATATACCTGTACTTGCTGTGAGAGTTATACCCGAACCAGATGATGCCGAAAAGTTAAGTGTCGTAGCTGTTATATTTAAATTTTGATAAGGAACCATTTTATTTAAGCCAAAAGCACTATTAAGAAAAGAAGCTTGGCTGTAATAGTCAGCCAGAAGAAACGTATTCTCGTCCTCTCTAGTAATCATAAAAGGAACTAAATCTTTATGCGAAAAAACTAAAACTCTGCCGTTTTGAGAAACACTCATCTCTCTTAGAATATTGATGTCACGAAGATTAGACGTTGTTTGGTTAGTAGCTGAACCATAAGGAGTAGAACCGTAGCTAGCTACAGAGAGTACTCCTGTTGAGTTATTATAAACAAAAATAATATTTACACTGCTTGCTGTAATGCCAGGGAAAATTATTGTGTACTTCTCACTATCAGAATATTCAAAATCTACTAAATGACAATTCTCTCCGAAAGCAACATAATCAGTGCCATCAAAAATAGTGTCTGTAAGAAACTCGGTGCCAAGCCTTCGCCTTGCCTGACCCTGCATTGATATATGCATGTTCTTTAAATTCTTACACGCTCTACGATAAACGTCCGTATCAACACGTCCGTACATACGAGGACTAACTTCGCCATTGATAAAGTTATGAACTATGTCATTAAACTTTGCCATTATACCCTCACGTCAATCCACGAATCCGCATCGACCTCTTGCAATGAATGCTCTTGTGCATCGAAAGATCTAGCCTCCGCAACCTCTGCTTTGTAAAGAGTAAACATGTCTCTCTGCAGTGCACGCGACTGAGTCATTGCAAACGCAAGATCCGCTGCAAGCAAATAAGACAAAGACTCTTCAAAATCCTGGGGAAATAGAGTAGTATCCGTCACATCTTTTATGTAAAAAACTTTAACAGAAGCTGAATTGCAAAGTAAAACTTTGTTGCCGTCCGTGTTCTGTTCTATGGACCAGTGAGAACCTACCGTAAGGTCTGTCTCTATCACTCGAAGAACATCGCTAGGTAAAAGAAACTCATTCGTAAATTCAAAAGAAGGTGTGTTTACTGTCGCAGCCAAAGACTTGCGAGACATCGCAAAGTTCCAAAGATGACCACGAAGTAATTTTTTTCTTAACGTATTATAACGGGCGTTACATAATCTAGCGCCCTTCGTACTATCTGATAAAGAAGAAATAAGTAAAGCTCCAATTTTTATAAGAGCCGAATTGCAAATATCAACTGGACTTGCAGCCATTGGAGCCCCCTAATTTTCTAATCTAAAACGTAATACATCTCTAGTAAAATATCACCAGCACCAGTTGTAATCTCTGAAGGTTGAACTTGAACATCTACTGCCGCATCAAATTTCTTACGGTATCCCGCAACTGTTGAAGCCATTGCTGTTCTACTTACTGCCCCTGCATTAACATCTAGTGCAACAAAGAAACCGTCTTCATCTGCTGCTTCTAAAACAACATCGTTCTCATCAGTTTCTTCCGAAGCAGCCCAACCAATATTCAAATCGCCTGTTGTCCCCAAGTCATCACTTGTCGCAAGACACTCAATAACTCGTGCGCCCTTAGGCAATTTAAACAATTTGATAATAGCAGATGTTCCAATAACGTCACCAGATGGAATTGTGTACGTACCTGAAAGGTAACGTAAACGACCATGCTGTAGAGTCACATCATTTTTTACTTCAGGCTCAGCAACATATGTGTTGTTGAACTCTGTTCCATACAAATTTCCAGATAAAGTAGCCATAAAAATAATCTCCTTAAAATTTAATTAAAAGAGGGCAAAATGCCCTCAATTAATTTGTTTACTCAGCACAAAGTCCGATAACAACTTTCTTCTCTTCCATTCGTGTAGCACCAATTCCCATCGACACATATACTTGAGTAGAGTAAGATTTATCAGAACGTCTCTCGATCTCAGCCTGAACATCATCAGCAGTTGCCAACAATAATCCATCCTTCGCCCAGAAAACACAACGCCTTTGACCAATTACACTCGATCCCGATCCAACAACACCTGTAGTGGTATTAGCAGATAATGCATCAACTTGAGTGTCTAAACGCTCAGTCATTACAAATTCAAAACCTAAGAATGTATTGATGTCGCCCATGACCAAAGCTCTAACTGTATTGAAATCAGAACTTGTTACTTCTGTTTCGCTAAGTAAAGACTCTGACTGACTTGATGTGAAAGCACAATAACGCTTTATTGAAGGTTCAACTTCACCAGCATCAAAAATCTTTTTAATCCCACGAAGTAAACCAACATTCATGTCAACAAAACCAGAACTTACAGAAGCAAGCTTCTGAGTATTAGGCAATGCAACTTCTGTTCCGCCCTCTTCTCCGCCGTAAGCAGAACCGTTTGCAGCTTCAATGATCTCGTCATCTTTAGCGCGGCCCATTGCCCACATAGCAGCTAATGCATAATCACCAGCTGGATTTTGAAGTAAACGACGAAGATCTTCTTTGTCAATTAAATCAGCCCACTCGTAATCACTCAAAGTAACTCGACGTCTGGAATGTGGTGTGTCGATTTGTGGCGTGTCTGAATGACGAGAAACTTTCTTCTGAGCCGTTACAGAACCAATTCTATCGTAAAATGCAGACTTACCCTTCTGAGTCTCACGTCTTACTTTATCTTGTAAACGTGACCCCTTTTGTTGGGATAAATGAAAAACCTCTGCGCTATACTGCTTTACAAAAGCCGTAGTAATCTCTGTAGACATATTGTCCTCCAATTTAAAATAAAAATAAAAAATTAAGTTTTAGCTTATTTTTCGCTTCGGAGTTGTCCCAGTAGGATTCACGCATATAGCAAGGATCTCAGCGATAGATTGCCCCTAAGCTCATAATAGATGCCTAGGGACTTCTGTCAAGTCTATTATGTAGGGTATGCGATTTTGTATAAGTTCTGGACTTCCTTCTGTGCAGCCGCATGGTTCGGGTGACTCGGGTTTCTATATGGATGCTCCATGTTTCCCTGGATATCACGAGCCTTCGCCAGCGCATCATCCGGTGAAAGAGAACTAAATTTATTCCCGCCCTGACCAACAATAGTATCTTCATCAAAAAATTTAGAAGCACTAGCCAATAGTTTTAAAATACTCTTGTTCTTAGCTATTCCAGAATCAACTAACTCTTTTCTCTCCGCATCATCCGGAATTAATTCCTTCAGTGCGATGTCTGCTCGCTGTAAATTATCATCATACGCCTGCCCCCAGGCTGCACGTAAGCTCTGCTCATCTTCGGCAAGCTGTGCAGTCAATTTGGCTTTGTGGCCGTCAACAACATCTGTCGTGTAATCACGGTACCACTTAAATACTTCCTCTGCTTGATGCGGAAGCACACCAGCTTTATGAGAGGCTTGTGTGAACTCCTTCACGAAATCATCGCCCTTCTCAACACCCTCTGGAACATTGAACTTATAATCCTCTAACTTCTCAGAAAGACCAAGCTTGAACATTACCTGTCTGTAATCCTCAGATGATGCATGTTTATCAGGAACAACAATCTTATCTTTACCCATACTCTTTTGAGCGTGCATATAAGATTTAGCCAAGCCCTCAACTGAAGTCACATTATTAAACATCTCCGAATCTCTTATGTCATCTGGTAATGCTTTTCTTACGTCATCCCACGCTGGTAATTCAAATACTTTGTCGCCGCCGTCTCCGCCCGCACCGCCTCCGTCGCCGTCTCCTGCTTCATCCCTGCGTAAATAAAACTGCTTAAACATCCTCTGTCTCCTTTTGTATGTCTTCTAATTCTTTTATATCTACCTTAAGAAACTGATCTATCTGAAGAAGAACTGAACGCTGCCCTTCATTAAAACTAGTCCCGTGAGGATCACTAGGGACGTAACTAAGTTTTCCGTAAGCATGGTCAAGCCAGTCTTTCACTGCCTCGCCCGCCTTACCGCTAAATAATTGTTGGAACATTGTCACTAACTCAAGCTCTGTATACTTTGTTTGTTTAAGCATTAACCACCCGTCTGTCCGCCCTGCTGAATTGCAGCCGCAGGTGCAACTTTATTCATTACATCGGCCCCGTCAAGATTTTGTTGTCGCTCTAACGCTGCTTGCTGTGCTTCAGCTCGTGCATCCCTAATCTGCTTAATTTCTTCTCTAGTCCGAAGTACCGTCTGAGAAGCTCCATAGTTTCTCCAGTTCTCACGCAATACCTTCTCAACATCTATGATGTCAAACCCTTCTGGATTCTGATCCAGAAAAGGAGCCGTCGCCTGAAAAGCCCGCAAAGTATTATTTCCCTCATCTATCCTCTGAGCACGCGCAAGCGCTGACGAATACTTCGGCTTGATCTCAGCACCGCCAAGTATTTCCGGTGGCTCGCCAATTAAATTTCTTCTCTCCATAATATCAAATAATCGCTCAATCAATGGTGCCAAAAATTCGCTGTTCTGACGACCCAACATCGGACTCAAGAAACGACGGTTGTCGTTGTTCCTAATGTTTGCCTCCTCCGCTGTCATCTGAGGACCTTCACGTAATCGCAACTGATCCACGAAGAAAGACTCACGGACCCTAGCCTGACGGTCCCTAGTTACATCAATTCCAATATCTAACCTGGTGTCATTAAAAACAGGCTGGATTCTGTCATTAGATCCAGCTCTATAATAAAGAATCGCGCCAGGGGTTGCTCGCTTAGGTCTAACAAACCCATCATCAGGGGCCTGCAAAGGAGGGTCTACTGTCTTCTGTGCTCCCTTAATCATTGCCAAATTCATTACATTTAAAGTCTTTGCCTCCGGCAGTGCATTCATCCCAGGAGACCGTCCATAGGTCTCGCCTGTGACCTTAGTCCAGCGAGGCGCTAAATAAGGGAAAGTTCTAAATCCACCCTCCCGTAACTCCTTCTTATCAACATCTAAAACATACTGCGATGAAAAAGGCTTTTTCGCTAACTCATTAAAATCAGACCTATATACTGCATGGATAATCAAAAACCTGTCCTGCTTAAAAGAAAGAAATGCCTTCGCTACCGCTCGGCCTACCTTAGCCTCAAGCGCTGCCTCATCCTTCTCATTCGCCAATTCAGGAGCAAACTCCTGTACTATCTGCCTGGCTGTCCAATTAAACCTTCTGTAAATCTCATCTATAAAACCCTTGTTCCCCTCCGCAGCAAACATCTCAGCTATATGGTTCGCTTGGAAACGTACCACCGATGTCTTGTCCTCTAGCATATGAACAAACGCTGTTCCTAAAGTAACAAGGTCTAAATACAACTCATGCACTTCAGTCTGGAAATTAGAATTGTTAAGAACCTTGTGCATTGCACGCGATAACTGCTGCAGGTAAAGACGCACTTCATCCACATCATCCAAGATGTCATTACCAGTTGTTAACTCAAACCACTGCTGCTGAGGGTTTGTCAGCAGACTATGCAGCGCTCCAGCCAAAGACTCCGCTGAATTAAGTGCCGTATTATCATATAATTCTATACCCTTCTTGCGACCCTTTGCCTGATCAGTACGGATGATCTCATCTTTCCTCGGCAACATATAATCAGTTATATCCTGCCAGTGGTCCTCCCATACACCACGCTCTGCCTTTAAGGCCTGAGCCCGCTCTATTATCTGCTCCGCTGTCATTTTCATATTATATCCCCACATTCCTTACACTATCCACAAACCTTGTCTGGGAAGCCCCTGGCTTATCTCGTGTCACGCGCAAAAACTCTTCTGTCTTCTGCCTCGCCTTGAACGTCGGCGCAACGCCTGCCTGTGCCGTTAAAAAAGTCGACTCAATTGACCCAAAATCAGATGCCACTATTTGCTCGCCACTAGCTGAAAAAGAACTTAATAACTCGCCCCTTGTCACATTTGAAATAGTCGGGTCCTTTAATATCTGTGTAAACAGCTGTTCGTTAGTCCTGGCTACCGCAGCTTCCTTACCTTGCTGCTTTTTTTCCTTCTCACGAGCGCGACGCCTACTTGTCGCAAAATCACCAGTCGTAAACAAGTTTACAGTACTATCCAGGAAATCATTCGATCCCTGAAAAAAATCTTCAAATATACTAGGCATTACATCCCTCCAAAAATATCATACTCCGTCTCAAGCGAGTCCGGTAAATCATCTCGGCCATCTATCTCCTGTTCAGAAAAATGCCCCATTGCAAAATATCTGAAACTATCCGCCGCATGTGAAGCGTAGTTGTGGCGAGGCTTGCCCTTAAACACACCTTCTTTACTATCAAAAATGCGCTCGTAAGCCTTCAAACACTCTACACCATAAATACAATTATGCTCGTCAAACCAAAATGTACTCAACATCATCCGAACTTGGTTTATACCATCCTCAACACGATGCTTAGGCACTACTATATAGTTATTTCTTTTTGAGAGCAAATTTAAGTTTCTCAAAGTATCAAGCCTTGTCCTGCCAGATGATAACTCACGCACCTTAATATCGTGAGGCAAGTAAGCATATCGTAGCAAATAACCCTTTGCTAAGACCAACTTCACTATATCGTCCAGCCCCTTGCCACTGACCTCCAAGTAATCAATCGCGCGACGCTCACGGCCTATAGTCTGGATAAACCAAATCGCAGAACTGTCATCTATTCCTAGATCAAAACTTATGTCTACAGGAAAACCAGACTCGTGAGGCACACTCGTTACACGCTTCTGCTTATCTATTAAAGTAAACTGAGACTTGTAGTAAGCACCGATATTTGCTACTGAAAAGTCGCACTCAAATTCTTGTAAGTATTCTTCCTCCGACATGGTAGCACGGGCGGCCTCTAACTCACTTCGTGGTATAATCCCAGTCTGAGAAGCTTTATAAATAGCCGCAAACCAATCACTAGCATCCCCCTTTTTCATCTGCTCTCTAGCGTAAAGATACATCTTATGAAAAGAGTTTGACCCACGAGGCGTGGAAATAAACGTAGCGCTTCCCTTCCTGTCAGAAAGTGCAGGACGCAATACCGTCGTCCATACAGAAGGATTACACATTGCATACTCGTCTAAGATTACATAATCCAAGTAAATACCCGTTAAACTATCTGGGTTTTCAGCGCCAAGTAAAAAAAATGTTATCCTGTCGTCTTCCCGCTCTATAGTTATCTTTAACTCTGATTCGTTTACTTTAACGCCAGGAATACTCTTGGTGTAGTCTTTTATATACTGCCAAGCTACACGCTTTGCTTGCGAGTATGTCGGCGCAAGATATGCAGCTTGTGGGTTTCTTTTTTTACAACGTAAGGTGAAATCAAGCATGTCATTGATTGCGGCGCAAGTCTTACCGAAGCTAACGCCGATGAGCTGCAATCACATTAAAACGTTTCATACTTCTATGAAGTTCTTCTTGGTGTTTTCTTGGAAAATAGCCAGTGACTATTCTTTCAACTGCATTCATCGGTTCCTCCTTTCTAAGATCTTCTTAGTTTATCGTAGGTTTGTCTTTTGGCTTTTCCGCCTCTATTCCAGTAGTAATCACTACAGTTTTTTCTTTCGCATGTTCTACATTGTCTTGAGTTGTCAGACTTTCTTATTCGTGTGTTATCCTCAGTAAATTCATGACCGTTCTTGCAGTGTGTAATAGTATTCTTTTTATCTCTTTTTTTCGCCATCTTATCGTCAACATTATCCTGGTTCGTGCCAGCCTTTAAATGCTTTGGGTTTACACATGATGGTGTGTCGCACGTATGCATGATATGGAGATCTCTTAAACTCTCTTTCTTGTAATACTCAAAACTAAATCTGTGAGCGATGTATAACGTGCCTTTATATCGAAACTGCCCGTAACCTTTACGGTTTTTTGCAGCAGTCCATAACCAACAACCGTTAGGCTTTCTCTCCACTTTTTCGGTAAACCTCTTGATATCTTTTGACTCAACATCGACTAATGCTTGCCTGTCTTTCAATGCACACCCTCTTCTTCGCCGCGAACTGCCTCTAACATAAACTCATCTACAATAACCTGGAAATCAATATCGTAATTATGGGCCATCTGAGATGCACACGCCAGTAATGTCTCTATGCATCCCTCAACGACTAACTCACTTGAATCCTGAGTCTTTAACGTTATAGTCATTGCACTGCCTTCAGCCTCTATGTTTGCCTCTATTTGCTGACTGTAATCCTCGTCTTGAACTAATGCTTTCACTCTTCACCCCCCTCTATAAGTCTTTCTTCTTCTTCACGTATCTTAGCCGTTTGATCCGCATGATATCCAGCATCACCAGGTCTCCTAATACCAGAATCAACCACAAAACTTGTAGTTGCAACCCTTGCGTCTATCTGCTGCCGATCGCCGAAATCCTTCGGACTGTAAACTTTCGCTGCCGTCTTGTAAATATCACTGCGTGCTTTAGCCAAGTTTATCTCGTCGCGGTCAGAACCCGCGTCCTCAACCACCTTCACAGCCTTGTCAAACATCAACTCAGCTCGGTCACTACGGGCATCAGCCAATGCCTCGCGGAACTCAGGATATTGCCTGCGCCATTTACACAACTCTGAATAACTCGGGTAATCCGGTAACTGACAAATCTCCGTCAAAGACTTGCCACTCGTCAATAACTCACATATTCGGTCAGCCATTAATAAACTATAAGGAAAAGTATAACGGCCGCCCTGAAGAAATCTCAAGTCCTCCGCCGACGCCGTCTTTGGGACCCACACCAACTCGCCATCTGAATTCGTAATGCGCATATAACGGTCGCGAGGGTTCTCCAAGTAATCACTGTTAGGTGACTGCTCCAAGGGCCTACGGACACCTGTGTGGTAATTTACCGACTCCAATAAACCATCAGCGTTCAATGTGATGTACTCCGAGCCGTGCGCGTCTGAGAGATGCGGGGAGGGAGTGACTGCGGGAGGTATAGGTGAGGTAAGCTCTTTTGGAGCTTGTACGGAGGTCTGAAGGGGTTCTTTTGGAGAGTTTGGGGCCTGGGGTCCTGGGTCAAGTTCGTCAGCCATGCTCTGTAAAACTCCTCTGTGATCGTATACGTTTCGCGAAGAGTGATCCTAGCAATTAGTGAGGTGGCTTTAAAGGAAAAACTCTGATGGAGCGCGTCAATTTATTTGAGGAATTTGGTTTTCGGAGACAGGTCTGAACTATATACGCCCCCCCGCCCCTAGAGTAATTTGGGGGTACCCCCCCTCTTTTTTTACATAGGTCCCTGGACCAAGGTTCAATAAAATAAACCCTGACCCCTGACCCGACAACAAATAAGAATGCCCTACTCCCTGGACCTAGGACCAAGCACCGCCACACTAGGCGCAAGGGATCAGCGCTCTATATATAGCCACACCACACACGCACCAAGAACCAACACACTAGCACCAGGGATCACATACCACGCGCAACACATCAACATCCCAGCCACCACAACCATGCACATAATACACACATCCCTTGTACTTTCTTCACGGCCCAAGGTTCAATACCGCGTCAAATGAAATATAGTGCTTGCAGTGCTTGCACGGTTCTTGCTATACTAAACAACGAATCAATAACAAAGGAAAGAGATACATGGACCAAGAATCTATTAATAAACTTATCAACGGCTTTGATAACAATAACCCACGCAATATATACGTATTCAACGAAAAAGTCTCACCATGCTTTAAACAGCTTATTTGCGACATACATCATGAAGCGCTGCCTAGCGACTTTATTCATGAAATTGTATACCACTGCCTAGGCGCGCTTAAAGAATGGGGAATCAAAGATCAAGGCCAATTCGACGAGTTCCAAGGGGATATGATCGATGCATATCTCATGCCAATTGACTACCGCAGCCAAAGAGCACATTTCAATGAGTTCCCAGAATACGCCGAAGATGCCAAAATTGATAACCTTCCTGAAAACGCCACTATTCAAGACTGCCTAGCCATGGGGTGCTATCTACATATTTCTGAGATTTTAAACACAGTTTGGGAGTTCTTGAAGCAAGAATCAGGGAAATTAAAATAAAATAAAGATTCGTGAAAAATAGTTTTTTCGTGTTTTTCAAAAAAAAGGTCGAAAAAAGCCGATTTCGATTTGAGAATGAACTGAGAGGGTGTACAGGGGTACCAAAAAAAACCCGTTAACTTAGTGGGTTTACGGGTGCCTCGAAAAAGCCAATGTTTTTAAGCAGCTACAAGGTTTATGCGCCATGTAACCTCAACCCGTACACAACTTTTCAAAACTTTTTAATTTTTACGACTTTTTTACGATATTATTATGTTACATTATTTAACTATTATATTCTTTTTTGAGAGAATTATAAAAAAAACAAAGGGTTAACGGGTTTTTATGTTAAATGA